CCTCATCAAAGAGGCGCTCCAAAAAGACTATTAACTGAGTCTTCTTCCCAGATCCGGATTTCCCGGGTTAACTTCGTACTAAGAAAACTTAGACGGGGTCTGGCGAGTTTATCTTCATTCAGAGGCATACGTCCATGGCAAATCGCCGCAACTACACTGTCAGCCTATCAGGCACGCAGTACTCAACGAACCCCACCACTGGTGTGGTTCTTACGTCTACTGTCGTGAATGCTAGGCGGGCTGGTCGTAGTGCGAACGATACACGTCGGGCTAAACCCGTCGGCCGGTTTATTAGACCAACCGCGTATGTTATGAATGAGTACAGTGAGTCTTGGGCCACCGGTACCTTCTATTCTTATTCAAAGAACGGAGGGTATAGTAACCTGCTTTCCGGCGTCCTCGCTGGGGCTTCATCGCCTCAGTCGCTGATGTCGTCGAGTGGTGGTGGGTTAACCGAGAACATCGACGGTACTCTGTCGAATAAGGCCCTCATGCAGGCGCGTAACAAGTTAAAGGCCCAAAAGGTCAACCTTGGACAAGCGTTTGCTGAGCGTCGACAAGTGTCGTCTCAGATGCTTCAAACCGCTAAGAAACTAGCCTGCGCGATGACTAACCTCAAACGAGGTAAGCCGTCGGCTGCGGGGGCCTGCCTAGGAATAGGTGGGCCCGCAAAGACCGCGAAATCAATTGCGGATCAATGGCTGGGATTGCAGTACGGTTGGAAGCCCTTGCTTTCTGACATCCATGGGGCTGTATTGGCTTTGGAAGCCAAAGATAGCTCTGAGTGGATGGTAACATGCAAGGGGAAGGCGGTGAGTCGGTTATCTGACAACAAGCAGTATGGAAATGTTGGCTCTGTCGCTGCGTGTTTTAGCGACATCCACATAACCAAGGGCTGTTTTGTCAGGATCGACGCATCACCCGCTTCATCCGCGGTAGCTACAGCTGCCTCACTAGGTCTGACCAATCCCGCTCAACTCGCATGGGAATTACTTCCCTATTCCTTCGTCTACGACTGGTTCCTACCGATTGGGGATTACCTCAATCAGCTGGATTCGTGCGCAGGCTGGGACATTCGCGGGTTCTCCTCCTCGGATTATGTTTTAGCCGAATGGAGATGGACGGGTCGTAGCACTTCATCAACGGCAAACGGCGGGACGTCCTATCATAATGTTTGGACGGCTCGACGCCGGTCGGTGACTGTAAATCGAAGTGTTAATACGTCGGTACCGTTTCCCATCCTTCCTTGGATTAAGGATCCGGTAACTTCAGGCCATGTCAAGAATGCGCTAGCGCTCCTTGCGCAAGCGTTCCTTTAACAGTGTCATCACTCGAGGTAACAGGCAATGCCTGCAATCGCAAATCAGTCCGTCAATGACGGACAGGCGACCCCGGTCGCTCACACCTTCGCCGTTGTTACTACGGATGGCAAGACCGCGAAATTCGCGGACAAGTCTCCTGGTATCCCGGCTGGTTATATCCGCATCTCTGATGAGGCGCGGGAACCTGCTGGGTCGTCTGGCGCGTATCGACGTATTTTGTCGTTCTCGCTCCCCACGACGGCTGTGGTTGATGGTGTGACGAAGGTGGTGCGTACGAGTTCCGCGCAGTTGGTTTGGAACTTCGCCCAAGACTCCACGGATCAGGAGCGCAAGGATCTTGTGGCTTATAGCCTCAACTTCCCTG